GATGTGAATACCGTCGGCTACGCGGCCGGGAAGGTGTCGAACGCAGCGGACTTCGAGGACTCAGCCTCAGAGGCGCTGAGCCTGGCGAGCGGGACGGCGCTGGCAATGGGCGACGAATCATTCTCGTTCGGCTGTTGGTATAAGTGCGAGACGCTTCAGTTGCAGTTCATGATAGGGTTCTGGGACAGCAACGATAACAGATATGCAATCCGCATGAACGGGGCGCTCGGGCAGGTGGACGCGTTGATCTGCGCGGCGTCTCCGGCAGGCGGAATAACGGCCGACACGGAATGGCACTTTGTGGCGGCCGGATACGACGCGGCCGCCGACGTGGCGTGGTGTTCGGTGGATGCAGCGGCGCGCGTCGAGGGCGCGCTGGCCACCGGCCCCGATGGAACGGCCGGGCCGTTCAATATCGGCGCGCGTGGCGACCTGTCGCGCTACTTTGATGGCCTCATCGACGAAGTGTGCATCTACAAGCGCGTGCTATCTTCCGACGAAATAGCATGGCTGTACAATAGCGGCAACGGTCGAACGTATAGCGAACTGGTGGCAGCAACGGGGGGCATACCCTGGCCGCTGCTCACGTATGGGATGAAATAATGGCGATCAGCGGACAAAGCCACGTCGTAACGTTTTACGCATGGGATACTGATGCTAACGCATACAAGACCGGCGACGAGGCAAATTTCACGCTACGAATCAATCGCGACGGCACCGAAGTCACGCCATCAAACTCACCAACGGAAGTAGACGCGACAAACATGCCAGGCGCATACGATCTAACACTAACGGCAGGCGAACATACTGGCGATGACTTCACGTTGTCGGGCAAAAGCGATACCGCGAACGTTGTCATTTTGCCGATTAGGTGGAACGCTAGGCAGAATGTAACGCATATCGAGGGCGGTGACGCGACTGACGCACTTGATACAAGCAACGCCGACGTCACAGTGGGGGATATTGCTGCTGCTGCGTTGGCGAAATTCGTAACCGATGATACAGGGGAGACGACGGCAGCTGATGGATCGGTCGCCAAAATTGCACAGGGCGCCGCTAGTGCTTCCGCCATTGCGGCGGCACTTGCGGCACAAGGATATAGCGTAGTGTCTTCATCGGAGACGGTATCAACCCAGGCGTCACGGTATCGTGGAGATACCTGGACTTTGAGCTTTGAAGACCTAGGGAATATCACAAACTACACAAACGTGTGGCTCACCGTAAAGTCTAGCCTTGAAGACACCGATGCCCAGGCCGTGCTACAGGTAGATACGGATACAGGACTATTGCGAATCAATGGTGCAAGCGGCACAGCAAGCGAGGCGTCAATCACAGTAAGCGATGCCACAGCCGGTGACGTATCTATTACAGTAGAAGAGACTACAACCGATGACATTGCGCCAGGCATCTATCACGCTGACGTACAATGGGCTGACGCCTCAGGCGATATCACGACGCTCGCGACGTTTGACCTAATCGTCGCTGGCGACGTCACAAGGGCGGTGAGCTAGATGGCGGGGAGGTTCTATTCCCCCGATCGGAAAGCCGAGGTATTGGCTGCTTATGATGCCAACGGGGGAAACGTCAAGCGCACGTGCGGGGAGACGGGCGTCCCTGAGGGAACCTTGCGCTATTGGCTCAAGAAACGTGATACGCTATTCGATGGCGAAGATACCGACCTTGAAGCCCAAAAACATGGCGAGCTCGACGACTACTGGTCACGCATTGCGGAGCGTGCCGGCCTGCTGTCTTCACAACTACTTGAAGATATGTCACGCCAAGACCTTGAAGATAAGCACCTAATGCCGTTAGTGAAGACCCTCGCCATTGCGACGGATAAGCTGCTACTATTGCGTGGCGAACCTACTGAAAGGGTAGACTACCTCGGCACCCCACCTATCAGGGAAGTGCGTGTCCATGTGTCGGATTCTGAATAGTGAAGCTATATGAAATTGGTGACGATGGCACGCTGACACTCAGGTTGCACGAGGCACAATCAGAGTGTTGGAATAGTGACGTCCGCTTTACTTATTTCTTCGGCGGCACGCAAAGCGGAAAAACAAGCTTCGGCCCGTGGTGGTTGTGGAAGAAGATACGGGAATATGGGCCGGGAGACTATCTTGCGGTATCGTCTACGTTCCCGCTATTTCAGAAGAAGATGCTGCCCGAAATTAGGTTGGTCCTCGAGCGCATCTTACGAATAGGTAGATACTGGGCCAGTAGCAGGGTTGTCGAATTGCGTGACCCCGATACTGGCCTGTTTCATGCGTCAAGGCAGGATGACCCTATGTGGGGACGCATCATAATGGGCTCGGCAGAGCAGGGGGATTCCCTCGAGTCAGCCACTGCGCTTGCAGCATGGGAGGATGAATGTGGGCAGAACTCTTTTGGCCTGGAAGCGCACGAGGCCATAGTGCGCCGGTTGTCACTGTCGCAAGGTCCGATCCTTGGCACGTCCACATTGTATAACCTAGGATGGACTGTCACCGAAGTCATAGCAAGGGCAAGGCAGGGTGACCCGGAATACAAGGTGATACATGCTGACAGTACAATGAACCCGGCATTCCCGCGTGAGGAGTTTGAGCGGGCACGTGAAACGCTGCCGGCGTGGAAGTTTTCGATGTTGTATCGCGGTAGGCCCGATCGTCCACCCGGCCTAATCTATAACGCCTTTACAGATACACGCCGGGAACGTGGTGGCAACCTGGTCGAAGACTTTGCAATTCCGCCAGCATGGCCACGATACGCAGGCGTTGACTTTGGTGCCGTCAATACTGCTACGGTATGGATAGCGCATGATCAGGAAAGGGATGTATATTTTGCATACCGGGAGACGCACGAAGGCAACATGACAACCGCGCAGCACGTGGCGGCAAACCAGGAACGCGGCGCAGGGGAAAATGTGGTACACTGGACGGGCGGAGCGCCGTCAGAGACGCAACAAAGGATGGACTGGCAGCACGCTGGGCTCAGGGTCAATGCACCACCGATATCAGACGTGGAAGCAGGGATAGATAGGGTCATTGCGCTATTCAAGACGAAGCGATTGTATGTCTTTGAATCACTCGATGGGCTGCGGCAAGAGTTGCGAACATATGCCAGGGTGATGGGGCCGGACGGTCAGCCCACGGAAAAGATAGCCGACAAGAACAAGTATCATAGGCTTGACGCATTGCGATACGTAGTCAGTGGCCTGGAACTCGGGGAGGTAACGATCAGGTGGCTATAGGACTATTGCTTATGTGGCAGGAGGGCGAAGAGATTGGCCCTGATAACCCCATGTATACCGTTGAAGTAGTTGATGGCGACATATCAATCGACACGCCGGTAAAGCAGCGCGGAGATGGCACGTGGCAGGCTGGAAAGGGGATTCTACAAGTGCATGATCTGCAGTTCGGCGAGGTTCGGCGGTACTATGACGCATGTATCACAGTTGAGGAGCCTGACGAATAATGAATACATGGGGACACGTCGCAATATGCAGCAGGATCGCCACCATGCCAACGCCACAATTCTTCAATTCGTGGACGCGCCTAATTGCTGGCGGGCTGCGGCAAGGTGACGTCGCAATGGGCGCACAGTGGGGCATGACAGCACACTTTGCCGCCAACGAATTGGTGCGGCACTTCTTGTCAAACGATACGCTGGCCCATTGTGATTCCTTGCTATTCATTGATGATGATCAGGCGTTCCCGCGTGATTCGTTGGAGTTGCTGAGGTCACACAAGGGTGGCAAGGAATATGACATAGTGGGTGGCCTCTACCTAAATAGAACGCAACGGTATCCGCTCGTGATGCGCCTGGATGGCGGGCATGATCAGTGCGGAAATAGAACATACTCGCCTATGCCGATGTATCATGAAGATGACGCCACCGGACTAGGCAAATGGCAGCGCGGTGACGTCGTAAGGGTTGATCTTGTGCCGCTCGGGTTCACGATGATTCGGCGATATGTACTTGAAGCATTGGACGAACCCTGGTTTGACTATCCGCCCGGCGGTCGTGCCACAGAAGATACATACTTTAGCGAAAAAGCTGCTGCCGCGGGCTTCACAATGGCGATAGATACAGGCGTCCCTATTGGCCACGTATCTGCCGGGATGCTTGTGCCCTATGACGATATGCTGGAGTAAGTCATGTTTGATGGAATTCGGCGACGACTTGCCCTGAATACGATGAAAGCGGTAACGCTGCCATGGGTGCCAAAGTGGGCCAGGGCAGCGTGGCCGGATATCACGTTTAGGCAGCTAGTAGACGAGGGATACAAGGTAAACGCGGCGGTGTTCTCATGCGTTAATTATCACGTTGACGCATTTCCGGAGGCACCGCTATATCCCTATGAAGAGCGTGATGGCGACTTCGAGAAACTACCTGACGCACCTATCAGGCAATTGCTCGCCGAACCGAACCCCGAAATGGGGGAAAAAGAATTCTGGGGCTACTGTATTTCGTATCAGGCAATTGGCGGGAATGCGTATGTCTGGAAGCGGCGAAGCACTGCCAACCGTGTCGTAGAGTTGTGGCCACTCCATGATGGCCAGGTTGCGCCCGTTCCTGGCATGGAAAAGTGGATTAGCCACTATGAATATCACGTACAGGGCCATGATCCAATTATGATTCCGCGCGAAGATATCATACACCTACGTTGGGCCCCTGACCCCATGAACCCGATACGGGGGATGAGCCCCTTGCAGGCAATTGCTCGTGACGTCATGACGGTCAACGAGGCAATTCGGTACCAGTATGCCCTACTGAAGAATGATGCGGCCCCGCGAACCATTGTGGGCGTTTCTGGTGGCCTGTCTGATGCCGCGTTTGAACGCATGAAAGAGCAATGGCAAGAGCGATATGGCGGTGACCACAGGGGCGACGTGGCGATCACCGACGGCGAGCTTACTGTACAGCGTATAGGCATGAACCTCGAGGAATTGGCGATCCAAGCACTATTCAATGTGCCGGAATCGCACATTGCCTCCGCGTTCCGGGTGCCGCCTATTCTGGTAGGGCTAAACGTAGGATTGCAGCGGTCGACCCTGGCAAACTTCCGTGAAGCACGTGAAGCGTATACCGAAGAGTTTAGGCTGCCAAGGTGGGCCAAGGTTGCGAGCCAGGTCACGACGCAATTGTATCGCCAAGACTTCGCCGCAAGTACCAAGCAAGTGCTAATGTTTGATACCGCGCAGGTCAGGGCGTTGGCAGAAGACGAACAAGCCAAACGCGGCAGCCTAAACGCTGCGCTCGCGTGGACTACAGTCAATGAGGCCCGCATGGCTATGGGCCTTGAACACCTAGGCCCAGCCGGTGACGTATTCATACGTAGCAATGCAAGCGACGTGGTGCCCATGCATGATGAACCTATGATGGCCCTGGCGTTGCCAGCGCAGCCCGTACCGCCGCCGCCTATGCTTGAAGACAGTACGGAAGATGACGCAGAAGATGAAGCAGAGAACGACGAAATGAAGGCCCGGAGGCTAAGCGCACGGCTCGCCCGACGTAGGCAGAGGCTTGATCAAATTGATATCGCCGATATGTTCGCCGATGACATTCTGCGCGAGTTGCAGCGCGTACAAAAACGAATCGCTGACCGCGTAGAAGACTGGGAAGACTAGCGCATGGCCCGTGAGCCGCAGGTTGATGACATTGTAGAGGCGGAAGACTGGCGGGGCCTCACGAAAGTGTTGTTTAAGCTATACGTTACGGCCGTCTCCCGTGCTATCGCGTTGGCGACAATGGAGTCAACGGGAAAACCGCTACGGATTGATAGGCGAACCCTATTGCGGGACCTCATTGAAAGCCATGAAAAGAAGTCAATCGGGAGGGGCGCAGACGCTGAAGAGGCATGGCGTTTGAAGCACGCAGCATATTTCGAAATTCAGGATGCAGTCGCCAAACAAGTGCAGAACATTGACGACAGCACGCGCAAGGGAATCAATAGGATACTGCGACACAAGATAGAGGGCGGCCTCACGATAGACGAAACGGCCAAGATGATACGGGAAGAGGATCAATTTACGAATTTTAGCCCTGCCAGAGCGACAAGAATCGCCCGCACAGAAAGCGCACTGGCCTACAACTACGGCAAGCTCGAAGCATATACGATGGATCGTGACGTTAGTGCGGTCAGGGTATATGACAATGAGGGGCCTAATTCGTGCTTACCATGCGCCGAAGCTAATGGCCAAGTATGGGACATAGACTACGCTAGGGATCACCTGATTGAGCACCCAAATTGCGTTCGTGCCTTTGGCCCCGTTATCGCCGGCGTGAATGATGAAGCACTGACGGGGTTTGATAGGCCGATACCGCCAAACGCACCGCCGGGTGGCAGGGAAGACCTGCAAGAAATGTTGCGTGAGGAACGTGAAAGCGGTGCGCCACCGCGATATGAAAACCTCATCGACGGAACACTTAGCGATAGCCCGACCCAGGACCCAGCCTTGCGGCCAATTGATAAAGGTCACTACATTGAAA